GGTTTAACTCTCTTATCTTTCCACATTTTTATTTTAATGGATAAATGTAAATATGTTTTTCTGGCATTTGCACATATTTCGCATCNCCAGTTTCTAATGCACTTTTCATTCTCTGAGCAAAGGGTTTTATCTTTTTAACTCCAGTTTTATCCACATAATAAGTTCTAATACATTTATCGTGATAAAATCTACCACCATGATCGATTACTTTTCCCTTTGTTGTCATTCCACAATGTTTGAAATTTGATGCTTTATAAATTGTTCCCTCATGTCCATAGAATGTGTCAGCATATGACACAACCAAATCAAATCCACTATGTTGTTTCATCCATCTCAAAGTTTTACCAATAAAGTAACTTTCTGTATTTTTTGGAGTCTTATCAATACAACAAAGTCTTTTCAATTCTACGACTTTACTTTCCTCTTTTGCATATTTTTTCCAAGTATTAGCCATTGCGAGAGATCCATAAATCATTGCTCCTATCAAATTTTTTTCATAAAACAAACCAAAAATTTGGGAAATAGTCAACCCATTCACATTTTTTGAATAGTGCCACTTTTCAATAAAGTCTCTGGTTACTTGTAGGTTTGATGGTTTAACAATAAAATCTTGAACATTAGCTGTAGTATAATCAAAATCATCAGCCCCAAAAAGTAATTCAAGTAAATTTTGGTTTTGGGTATTCATTGCATTCAAAATTTAAAACTCGCTTAGCAATTTTCTTTCCATTTTTATTCAAAGGAATCCAATACATATATTTGCCTTTATCTACATGAGATCCCCATTCAATTGTTTTAATAACAGGTTCCTCTCCAGCAAATTTTAACACTCCAGGATCTTCTATTACTTTATCAAACATCTCTCCCAATTTATCTCTTCTATATGTACCATAGCGAGAAGATACTGATCTTTTGGGAACAAACTTTCCATCAATTATTAAACCATCTTCTTTTGGTTTTCTGTATGTATGGAACTTCCAAGAACATGCCTGATAAATTCCGCCATGATGATCTTGTGTAGCATCCGCATATGAAATCGCAATATCAAATCTACCTGTTTGTTTTAATGCTTTCACCGTGTGAGAAACCAGCCAACTCAATGGAACTCGGATTTCTTCTTTTCTACATAATCTTACCAATTCAATTAAATCAACTTTTTTCAGAGCCCATGTATTATTGTTAGATTGTGAAAACATACAACAAGCAACCAATTCTCCTTTATCGCCATATAGTCCGCCCCCTAGATGTAGACTACCAACTAGAGTAGGATTTTCATGGCATCTTCCAGAATAGTGATACTTTAAAACCAATTCTCTCGCTGATTGTCTTTCTCCAATATGAAAATAAAATTTGTTTCCTTCATACTCTAAGCAGTCTGTCATTATTCTTTCCAAATATAATGTGGAATTTCTCCATCACTATCATAAACGTTCGGATGGTCAAGCAAAGATTTCCTATATGGAGACAAGGATTTTCCATAGGGTCTATCATTCTGAATCCATTCAGTTATTTTTTCTTTAGACAATTGTTTACTATTTTTCAAATGTGCCAGCATTTCTTTAAATCTCTCTGATCTATCAGTAATCCGCTTTTCTTTTGAAACTACTTCATCAAAATAATTCAACATATCTCGCATTTCATTTTCATATACCAAATTATCTCTAAGACATTTTAAATTAATACCTGCCATATTATTTCTATGAACCAAATCATTTAAATACAAATTAAGTAATTTAATCGCATCATCATTGGTTTTAAAAAAATCTGCCGTAGGATTCAATTCTTTATAATATAAAGCGTCATACATGATATAAGGTGTGCCATTCATAATACCATCAGTAGTAGCAACTGACCATCCACCATATTGCTGTTTTGGTGAATATCCCACTCGACATTTCCTCAATTCTCTATAATACCCTAATTTATCAAATTTGTCAACATATACATAAGGTCTATTTGGTGATTCTAAAAGTGGAATCCATACCTTGAAATCTTGTCGCTGTTTCCACAATTCATCCATCACCTTCATAAAATTGTCAAAATCTTTGTATGTAGCTGGCCGATGATTAAAGGAAATTATCTTTTCAGTCTTTTTCTCCATCGCGGTGGCATCAATCACATCACTACTTCTAATACCAGGATGTTGTACTGTTAAAATTTCATCTAATTTTTTACAATTGTATATACTTAAAATCTTACCTGCTTCTTCTAATACCAATTCTTTTTGTGCTTGAGTATTCAAATAACAGCGTTTCATTTCTAATATCCCAATTAAATTATAATTGAGAGCGTGCATAGAAGAAACAACTACATCTTTAATGTCAAACCAGTGACAATATCCAACAATCGGGGGATTGTGTGAACTGGTATTATACAAAACATTTTTAATGTTCAGAGTGTGCTCTGGAAGGTGTGAAAAAATTAAATCAAAATCCCACTTCCTGTGTCGAATTATATCAAAGTCTTTTACATTAAAATGCATCCTCATATTTTGAGGATAACTCGGAAAACGTATAATAAACTGATGAGTATTTTCAATCTCAGAAAACATCATCATATGCTTTGGCATTATCAAATAGAAAAACAAATCATTTCTAATTTTATTCAATTCAGTGATCATAGAATAAATCACTTGAATGTAACTATCTTTTTCTAAGTCCTTTGCATATGTAATGTTAGGATAAACTAAAATTCTTAATGTTTTCTGCGGTTTATAATCTCTATAAAATATTTCTAATGACATATTATCTTATAATATCAATTGTATCAATTGATTGTGGAGTCCAAAATTCAAGTTCTTTGCGAAGCCTACCATCTGCTTTGAGATTTTCATATCTCTTCTGAGCCTTCTTTTTCCAATACTTAATTACATTCTCAAATGTAAATTTATCATAATTTTGTCCCTTTGTCAAAGTTTTGGTATTTCCCAATATATAATCAACAGAATTAGTATAGCCAAAATCTGAAGTATAATACCGCTTTTGTGTGGTAATCGCCATCTTTTCTTTCACCACTTGACTTAAATGGTTGAATTTATCCAGATCATAGGTTTTCAAATTTTCTTTGAGAATTGAAAGCATCTTGCCTTGTGTTCTCATTTTTCTACTAGTGGGAATTTCTTGTGTATCAGGAACCAGCTGTTCACCATTATTGTATTTGTTTTGAATCTCGTCTCTTAATTTTTTATATTTGTCATCTGACAAATTCATCATTAATTTGCTTTCAGTATCGCCCCTATAGCGAATCAGAGGTTTTAGTCCATCATACTGACTACTTCCTTTAATTGATCCATAAAGAGAAGTAGTTTCAAAAAACACTATATCTGCATTATATTTGTCGTCCCATGCTTCTCTGACCTCGTGACAAACACAAATTAACGCAGCCAGCTTCCCACCAAGACAATTAAATCCAAAGGGCTGTGCGGGAACAATATTAAATCCATTAAGACAATGTTGATTTAAAGTTCTAAGATCTACTTTTTTGACATTGAAATATTCATGTCTTGGTTTAATGCTGATTACTGGAGATCCCAATTTAATAAAGGCAGCAAATTTTCCAGAATTTGTTTCCCTAATTGCTAATCTAGTAGATCTACCAGGAGAGTGATCGGCATTAAAAGACGCCGTTAACTCAAGTAATTGAGTATAATGACTTGCTGTAATTTCTTTTATGGATGGTTTTTTCGGAACAACTTCAACGATTTCAAAGTCCATGTCATTTGGTTCCATAGAAAAATCATCAAACAAATCTTTCTGAGGACCATTAACAGACATTTCACCAGTTGATAAATCAATGGTTTNNTNCAACCAATCGTCGGTATAACCCATATCAACAAGTCTTTGTCTTTTCTTCGAACGATAATAATTGATAATATCGCCCCCAAGAAAAGTTTCAAAAAAATCTATGTATTCATTATAATACTTAAATGCGTCTTCTTTGGATATTTGCATACTTTCCTATTTAAATTCACACTCTACCATAATTTCAGTTAAACAAGCAACCAAATTAATTTCTTGATCTGCGACAAAAGCAGACTTATACTGATAATCAGCAAGAATTAATACCGCTTGAGGAATTGCTGTTGGACTCAAATAATCATATAAAGTATCATAAATCTTGCGAAAAATTCTAACAGAATCATTATCTAAATTCTGAACTGACCATCTACGTACTTCAGTAAATTTCTTCTGTTTCAAAAATCCCATCAAGTCAGACATATTAATTTCTGACATAACTGAAAGAATGCCAGAATCAATTTTTCCAGAAGAGAATATTTCTGAAGTTCATTAAGCACTCTCCGGAAATCTGGAAAATGTTTCATGATCAATTCAGCAGTTACTTTGTCTTCAGATTCAACCTTTTCATCTGAAAGAATTTTCTTACATCTATCTAAAAACTGAACTGCTAAGTTTTCTCTTTGTGCTTTTGGAATTACAAATTCTATTACAGAACAGCGAGAATGGATAGGATCAATGATCCGATTACGAAAGTTACAAGTAAAGATAAAACTAACATTGCCGCTAAATTTTTCAATGAACCCCCTTAATGCTGGTTGTACTGAATCTGGATTCATGTAGTCGGCCTCATCCATAATAACAACCTTGCGGTTTCCACTCATTGAGACCGAACTACAATATTGTGTAAGTGTAGTTCTTACAGTATCTATATTGCGCCCTTCATCAGAACCATTAACCATAAGATAATCAACACCAATTTCATCACAAAGAGCCCGAGCAATGGTAGTTTTACCAGTTCCAGGACCCCCTGCAAGAATCATATTTGGAATTTTATTATCTTTTACATAATTGGAAAAAGTATCTTTTAATTCAGATGAAAGAATACAATCCGCCACTTTCTTTGGGCGATATTTTTCAACCCATAGAAATTGCTCTTTATCTACCATATTAACCTTCGTAATTTGAAGATGCTTCAGTAGCAATCCAATATTCAAGATTGGAATTTGCATTTTTAAAATGTGAAATTCCCTTACTAGAAACTGTCACATCATAATCACCACTCATCATTTTCATAGTTTCAATTTTGAAAACCATTTTAAATGTCTTATCTGTTTCACCGACCACAACATCATATTCATCACAAGAATCATTATTCATATCGGTTGCTACTAGGCGAATCTTCTCTTTATCTCCAGAAAATACTAGTTCTGGAAGAGACAACACTTGTGCTGCTTTTATAACAGAATCAAGATTGTTTTTAGATAATTTAAATTTTATATCTTCAGACGGAAGGTCTATCTGTTTTTCAGGTGGGGCTACAATCATAGAGGGATCAGCAAGAACATAATTTAATCCGTTTCCATTAGATTGAATTAAAAGTTTTGTTTCATCCACTTCTATTTCTGGTTTATCAAAAAGAGAAATAGCTCCCAAAAATTTATTCAAATCATAGATAGCAAAATCTTGAGGAAAATCTTCCTCAACTTCTGCCCTAGCAAGAATATTCTTTTGAGGAGAAATTGTCTTGATGACATTTCCCGTAGTGAATTGTAGGTTTGTATTTATTGCTGAAAAGTTTTTCAGCAAAGCAATTGTATTATTGGTGAATTTCATATATCTCCTTGTATTTGTCGTATCCACATTTTCATTATATTCGTATATTATAACATATTTTTACTTTTTGTCAACTTCTTTTTTTGCTTTATTTCTCCCTTCTTTTTTGCGTGATTTCCTTGCGAGTTGACGTCGCTGACTTCTATTTAATTCTTTTCCAGATTCCTTTTCAGCTTTCTTTTCTTCCTCTATTGTAATATTATGAGGCCGCTTTTCCATATCTGCGCCATGAGCTGCAAAATCTAGACTTGACAATGAACCCAAAGTTCCATTGAAAACATAACTACCAACATGACCCACTTCCATCCAAGGACAAAGCCAAGTTTTGATTCCTATTTTTCTTGAAAATTGACAGAACATATAATCTTCTGATAGATAGCGATCAGTTCCACTTGCTCCATCACCGGCAAATTCTTTTGAATCAATTACTGTATCAAAAAACGCATGAATGTAACGAGTACCGTCAAAATGTTCTGAGCGATTATGATCTGGTTTATATGAAAACTGAGGATAGGCATCTCTGAATTGTTCAAAGACTTCTCTTCTGATCATCATAAAACCAGTACCTACTTCAAGACATTCAGCAGGTTCATTTATTTTTATTTCATTAGTTCCAGCTGCAGGATTGAAAACAAAGTCTCCTGTAAATTTTTCAAGTTCATTTGGATCTTCGTCTGCTAGTCCAGCATCTACTGCATTTCTCACTTTTTCCCAAGCAATACATTTTTTGGGATAAGGCGCACCAATAATAGAATGTTCTTCATCCGCTAGTGCAGCAAGAGAAAGCACATCATTTGGATTAAAGTGAATATCACTGTCAATAAACATTAAGTGAGTATAGGGACTTCGCAAAAACTCATCGACCAGATAATTTCTTGCACGTGTGATTAGACTTTCATTGAACAAATAGAAAAACCTTACATCCATCTGATATTGTGTAGACATCGTTGCAAGGTCTGCAGTAGATTTTGTATACATTCCACAACAGTTTCCACCGTACATTGGAGTTGCTACAAAAATCTTTCTTTTACGTAATTCTTCAATCGCAATTTTTACTTCCATAAAATCCTTTATATTATTTTCATCATAGCCATTTCATTATAATATATATTATCCTTTGAGATTGGCTTTTGTGTTGTCTAGAGTCTTTTTTGCTCTTTCAATTTTTTTCTTTATTAATTTATTCATTTCATCACTATTATTGCTGTTTTTCAACTGCTCTTCATAAGTGACAATAGATGCTTCTACCCGCTCAATCGCGCCTTGTCTTCGTATAG